AAGGTTTAAGATTTTTAGTGTCAATATGTACTAGCAGTTACTTTTTCATTTAAAGAGAAAGGAGGGAGATCATTGCCAGAAGAATTGCAGGAAATGAAAGTAACAAATGACCAATTGGAGAAAATTGCACGGTTAATTGTAGGAATTGCAGCGGTGCCAGAATTTTCCAATAAAAAAATACCGACATCTCTGGTTGCGAAGATATATGGAAAATCAGAATCTTGGGTAAGAAACGGGATTATCGAGGGATGGCTGCCGATAGGACATGGAACCTGTTCTGAAAATCGAAGAAATGTGTATGTATCACCTAAGAAGTTATGGGAAGATACCGGCTATGTCTGGCAGGGTGTTGTAGACATGTAGAAGATGGAGTTTCAGAACAACGGGATCGGGGAGGTGAGAACGTTGAAAAGGATAGGCAAGATCGTTACGGCGGTCGGAATCGGCATAATGTTTTTCGGTGGAATGTGTGATGCAGACGGCATTTATTATTACTACCTCATTGCCGTGATTGCGTTAGGCGCGTTGGTATCATTGGCGGGCTTGGCGATCATGTCGATGGAGCGGCGCAGAGCCGAGCGGCGGAAAGCATGTTTTTACTTTATCCGCAGACGGGACAGGCTGGATGCGGATGTGGAGTTTATCGATTTGGACAAAAAAATAGCACCTTGATAACTTTGGCGAGTACAGGTGCTATTTACCGTAGGAATACATAAGTATTTCTGCGTTTATTGTAACACGAAAGAGTAGTTTTTGAAAGTGTGATTTTATGATTTTCAGAGAATGTAAGCGCTGCGGTCATCCAATGGACCCGGGAGAGGGCAGAAACGGTATGTGTGATGAATGTGTTACCGGGGAGACGGAGCGGCAGCAGCGAGAAGAGAAGATGGAGTGGATGATCCGGGCAACGGATTGGACGCAGCTGGAAGTGGAGGATTTTTTGAATGAAAGCAAGGTTATGTAACAAGGACATGTGCAATCTCGTGGATGTGTTGCGGGAATTGCCGGAAACACTGGAAGGGGTCGGCGTTGCGGGAATTGCCACTATTACCGTTACGGACGACGGGAGCATTAGCGGGGTGCTGGCTGTTTCGCCAGAGACAGCAGTGAGACTTAAGATCAGTGACAATGGCGACAAAGGAGAGTGGGAGTATATCGATGATTGAGATCGCGCCGGATGCGCCGGACTGGGACGAATACGAAGCGGAGCAGGCACGGGCACAGCGGCATAGAAAGAAACTGGCAGCAATATACGACCGCGATGAGCGGTTTAGAGAAGAAAAGGAGATAGAAGATGCAGGAAATTAACTTATTAGTAGAGCAGAAAAACGGAAGTATCGAGACCAACTCTGAAGAGATCAAGGCAGCCCTTGCGGCAAAAATGGAGGAGTACAAGGGGATGGTGTTTACCGCAGAATCCCAGCCGGAAGCAAAAAGGACGGTGGCAAGCCTGCGTAAACTGAAAAAGGCCATGAGCGACAGGCGAATCGAGATCAAGAAAACTTTTATGGCGCCGTATACCAATTTTGAAGCGCAGGTCAAGGAACTGGACAAGCTGATCGATGAACCGATCGACTTTATCAGCGGGCAGATCGAGGAGTTTGAGCGTAGGCGCGTGGAAGCAAAGAAAGCGATGATCTGTGAAATCTATACCGGGATTATGACGGAGCATGGAACCGTGATGGAGTATCTGCCGCTGGATCGCATCTATGACAGCAGATGGGAGAATTCCACGACTACGCAGAAAGCTATCACAGAAGCCATCACAGCACATGTGGAGCACGTAGAGAAAGATCTGGACACTATCCGGGCGATGGAATCGGAGTTTGAGGATAAAGGTCTGGCGAAGTACAGGGCAACGTTGGAACTGTCAGATGCCATTACAGCTATGAACCAGTACCAGAAGCAGAAGGAAGAAATCCTGCGGAGACAGGCAGAGGAAGAGCAGAGAAAGGCAGAAGAGGAGGCACGCAGGGCGGCAGAGGAAGAGCAGAGAAAAGCTGCTTTGGTGCATGAAGAACCGGTTGTACCGGAAGTTGTGCCGGATGTTGCTCTGGAGGAAGAAAAAGCTGTGCGGTCTGCAACGGTGCCTGAGGGAACCGTACGGTATGAAGTGGTTGCTGATCCGTTCCAGATCGCACAGCTTGAAGCTGCTATGCGTGAGTACGGTATTAAATTTCGGAGGGTGTAGGGATGAATGGTAAAAACATCAAAAAGCACTTGAATAACAAGTTGCGCGATTGGATTTTGAATATTGATGATGAAAACATCAAAAAAATTGTAAAAGACAATGTGATTGTGACTGGTGGTGCGATTGTTTCGCTTCTGACTGGTGAAAAACTTCACGATTATGATGTTTATTTTAGAACAAAAGAAGCGTGCTTGGCTGTAGCGACATACTATGTCGGAAAATGGAATGAAATGCATCCAGACAAACCGGTTTCAGTAAGGTGCGATGATAAAACGGGAAAAATTGACTGCTTTGTTTCATCTAAGGGCATTGCGGATGAAGATGAAGTAAAGACGAGTGACATTTCCTATAATTTTGCATCCACGGAAGAGGAGATTGAGGAAGCTTTGGAGCAGGAGACGGAGAACGAAAAGTACAGACCTCGATTTATCACGAGCAACGCAATCACTTTGACAGACAAGGTGCAGCTTGTAATTCGATTCTATGGCGAGGTGGAGGAAATTCATAAGAACTATGATTTTGCACACTGCACATGTGCATGGAGCTCCTGGGACAACGAATTATTTCTTCCAGAAAAAGCACTTGAATGCATTATCAACAAGGAGCTGTACTATATCGGATCAAAATATCCGTTATGTTCGATTGTTCGGACCCGGAAATACCTTGAGCGCGGTTATCACATCAATGCTGGACAGTATGTAAAGATGTGTTTCCAGTTGAATGAATTAGATCTGAAGGACGTAAAGGTTCTCGAGGATCAGCTGACGGGTGTTGACACAACATATTTTAAGATGATGGTTGATGCCATTCAGAAGCATATGGAAGAAACCGGCGAGGAAAGGGTTGATGCAACCTACGCAATGAATCTTATAAATAAACTGTTTTAGGAGGGCGGCATGGCGGAAGCAGCAAGAAAAATGAATATATATGAAGCGATCTCTCGGTGCATGGAAGAGATCGGGGCGGTCGGTAAAGATGCAGTGAATAAACAGCAGGGCTTTAAGTACCGCGGAATTGATGCGGTCATGAATGCAATCAATCCGGCGCTGGTAAAGAATCATATTTTTATTGTTCCGGAAGTATTGGAACAGCAGAGACAGGAGCGAACCACAAATAAGGGTGCGGTTCTGATCTATTCAATCTGCCGGATAAAATATACGTTCTATGCAGAGGACGGCTCGTCTATTGAAGCAATCACAGTTGGCGAGGGCATGGACAGTGGAGACAAAGCAACCAACAAGGCAATGGCGATCGCATTTAAATACGCATGCTTTCAGGTATTTTGCATTCCGACCGAGGAGATGAAAGACCCGGACGGCGAGACACCGGAACCAGTTGCACCAGCACCACAGTTTACACCGGCGACAGCAGAGCAGTTACATAAAATCAATGAATTTGTGGATGCCTATGCTGAAATGTGTGAGAACGCAAAGACAGTAGATATCATGAACCGACTTAAGAAAATGTACAATTTTTCCGGTACATCTGATATTTCTACGGAGCTGGCAAACAAGCTGATCGAACAGGTAGAGACCTGGTATAAGAAAAAGAAAGAAGCTGATGCCTGATGGAGACTACCGGAAAGCTGACTGGTGCAAGCCGGACATTTGATGGACAGGGCATCATCCTCACGTTTGAGGTTGATGCTTCGGCAGCCGGTCAAATTGAAAATTTACAGAATCAGGACAAGCTAAAAATAAAAGCTGTCAGATACACGCAGAAACGGAGCCTTGATGCAAATGCTTACTTTCATGTGTTGGTTGGAAAAATTGCTGACGTACTCACGATTTCAAAGGCAAAAGCTAAAAATGTTCTGATCTGTAAATATGGACAGCCCGAATATCTTCCAGATGGAAATATTTTCTACTATCAGTCAAACGCACCAGAAGAATATATGTGGGAACAGGAAACGATCCATGCAATGCCGGTTCGGTATGACGGAAAACTGACTGTATATAAAATCTATCGCGGGAGTCATACCTATGACACGAAAGAAATGTCGGTTCTGATTGACGGAACGGTAGCGGATGCAAAGGAACTTGGAATAGATACCATTACGCCAGCAGAACTACAGGAAATGAAAGAGCGGTGGGGAATATGAAGCGATTATGGAGCGTATTCACGGATGATATGGAACATTGCTATTTTACCGGTGCGGCGCCGGTTGAACGCCATCATATTTTCCCGGGTAATCCGAACCGGAAGAATAGCGAGAAGTATGGATTTGTCATACCGCTTCGCCCGGATCTGCATCCGAATGGAACGCAGGCGGGGAAGAATGCCGCTGAAATGGATCTGAAGCTTAAGCAGATGGCACAGGAATATTTTGAAAGCCATTACGGAAGCAGAGAAGAGTTCCGGCGGATATTCGGGCGGAGCTGGTTATAGGGTTGAAACACCCGCCTGCGGGCGAAAGAAACCGATCATGCGGAGACTTATTATATCACGAACTGTCGAAGCCATGATGATACCTCCGGGGGCGTCCCGGAGGGGAAAGGAGAAGTAATTGGAAGAATTAAAGGTTACAGAATATAGAGGCATGAGAGTGCTGACAACGCAGCAGATTGCAGAAGCGTATGGCGTTGAAGCAAAGAAAATCACAGATAATTTTAACAACAATAAGAGCAGATATGTGGAAGGAAAGCATTTTATTTGTCTGGATGGTGAGGAGCTGAAACGGTTCAAGAGCGAAACCGAAAATTTAGGTTTCGCTAGAAATTTGAATAAACTTTACCTCTGGACAAAGAAGGGTGCGTTCCTCCATGCAAAATCTTTAAATACGGATACGGCATGGGAAGTATACGATCGTCTGGTTGATTCTTATTTTGATCACAGCAATCTGCTTGATGGGATGTCGCCAGAACTGAAAGCTGCACTGATCGTGGATAAACGTGTGACAAAGGTAGAACATCGCATCGACCACATCGAGAACGATATGCCGCTGTTCGGCGCAGAATCGGATGAATTGTCGGCACATATCAGACGCAGAGGTGCGGAACTTCTCGGCGGCAAGAAAACGGAAGCATATCTGGACAATGCGATCCGGCAGAGAGTGTATCGGGATATTTACAACCAGCTCCGCCGGGAATTTGGAATCTACGATGATGATGGCAAGATGAAGAGTTACAAGGCATTGAAGAGAAAGGATCTCGCAGATGCGCATGAATTTGTTGACTGCTATACGCTTCCGGCGTACCTGGCGGAGCAGATCAATGATTGCAACGCACAGATGCGGATGGGTGGTGCGGATGGAGTATAAGTTCACGATTAAATTAAAACCGATCACGAAAAAGAACAGTCAGCAGATTGTTAAGGACAAAACAGGACGTCCGAGAATCGTTCCGTCATCGGCATATAAAAAATATGAAAAGCAGTGTGAAAAATTCATGCCGGATATAGAAACCATTGATTGTAAGGTGAACGTGAAAGCGGTGTATTACATGCCGAACAACCGCAGGGTTGATCTTACGAATCTTCATGAAGCCTTACATGACATTCTGGTGCATTACGGAGTGCTGTCGGATGATAATTGCAAAATTATCGTTTCTACGGATGGAAGTTATGTAGATGTTGATAAGTGGGAGCCGAGGACAGAGGTCACAATAACAGAGTTAGAAGAGGGGTGATCGCTTGAATTACATAGCCGAAATAAAAGCATTCTACGATCGGCTCGAACTAAACCCACTGCCCTCACCCGCCATCGCCTTATGGCATGCGCTTATGTCCATAGCGAATAAAACGGGTTGGCAGCAAGAGTTTACGGTAGCCGTATCAGTCCTGGTGCTGAAATCGGGGCTGAATGCACAGGCGATCAAAAGAGCGAGAAACCGCTTGGAACAGGATGGGTATATTACATGGCGTTCCCGAGGGGGAAACCAAGCTGCGGTTTATCATCTGAATAGTCTTGTGGTACAAAACGAGGTTAAAAATGTACCACAGTGTGAACCACAAAGTGTACCACAAACCGAACCACAGAGCGTACCACAGTGTGAACCACAAAGTGTACCTATTACTAAACATAAACTAAACGAAACCAAAACACCCCCTATATCCCCCGTGGAGCGGTTCGTGGAATTTGCTGCAGCCTACCCGAAAAAGTGTACTGGCTATCTGGCAGAATCGGAATACTGCAATGCGGTGATGGCTGGCGTACCGGAGGATGATCTGATACGGGCGGCGCGGAATTATGCGGATGCTTGTCGGCGGGACAGAACGGCGGAGCGGTATATCAAGAAAGCGGAAAACTGGCTTCGCGAGAACGTATTTATGCAGTATCTAAAAGGAGCGGGCAATGGAGCAGATGGAACAAACGCTGGAGAAAATACTACAGCGCATGAAAAATCGATCAATGAGCGGCTCGGAGAACTTGGAGACACCGGAGAATTCGAGGGATTCTGATGTGTGTCCGTTGTGCAATGGTACCGAGTGGATCTTGACCGAAAAGGACGGTATCACAACGGCGGTGGAATGTAAGTGCCGGGAGCGGGCGGCGATGTCAAGGCGGTTGCGGTTTGCGGATATTCCGGAAGCGTTCCGGGGGATGGATTTGAAAACCTTCCGCACGGATGTGTACCGACAGCCGGACAGCAAAAAGACGGTGGCAGATGCCTGCCGGATCATAAAGGTTTACCTGGATGATTTCGGGAGCCAGAGGGATCAGGGCATGGGGCTGTTTATCTGGTCCCGCACAAAGGGCAGCGGAAAAACACGGATCGCCGCAGGTATTGCGAATGAGCTTATGAAAAGCTATGCGGTTAAGTTTGCAGTATCGCTGACCATTCTGCAGGAGATCAAGAATACATGGCGGCGGGATGCCGAATACAGTGAGAGCCGGTTACTGGATGCGCTTAACATGGTGGATGTGCTGATTATCGATGATTTCGGCGTGGAATCCCCGGCGGCGTGGATCAACGACAAGATGTACCAGATCATCAACGAGCGGTACATCAACAAGAAAGTGACTATCTTTACGAGCAACGAATCATTGGACAGCCTGCGGTACGATGACCGGATCACGAACCGGATCAAGGAGCGGACATATCAGATTGCTTTTCCGGAGGAATCGGTTCGGGACCATATCGCAGAGCGGAACCAGGAAGAGATGATTGAAAAAGTTATGAGAGGACAGGGCAATGGAGAGAAGAAAAAGAACGAGCATGTATGACCCGTACCGAGAGGATATCGTGGCAGCGCTTGAAGCAGGAAAGACGATCATCCAGATTTACAACGAGATCATATATCCGGCAATGAACGGAGCATGTGAATACAGTGGACTGGCGTACTACGTGAATAAAAATGGTTTCCGATACGTGACGGAAAATGACGGCTATGAGCCGGTACATATCTGCGCGGAGTGTGAACATTGCGGAAAAATCCAGAGAGAGCGGTTCGATCCCATGAGTTTTTGCAAGAAAGCGGAGCGGGAGATTTTGCCGGTGGTCAAGACGTCGCCGCGGTGGTGTCCGCTACGATCGAGGATACAGGGGGCGAGATAAATGCATAGAGACAGTAAGGAGCGCCGCAGGCGCATGGCGGAAATCAGTGAGAAGATGACACGCCCAAGCAAGCATGTGAGTAAGGATGCGATTAAGAGGTTTCGGGAAGTGCCGTATCAGCTACGGTGCGGAAGGGAGCAGGAAAAATGATTGAATGTATGAGAACAAAAGCAAAAAAGCCAGAGTTCGGGAAATGGATACCGATAACGGAGAGACTGCCGGAAGATGATAAATACATCATGGTTTCATTTGATAATTTTACGCTGCCGGACATTGGCAGATATGAAGCTGATAAGGACGGAAACGGTGCATTTTATCCGGGAGACGATGATAAGGGCTATGCTTCATACGGCTTGTTTGTCAATGCTTGGATGCCACTGCCAGAGCCGTATAGGGAGAGTGAGGGAAAATAATGAGTTGCGAAAAAGAATGCAGGCTCGGCAAAACATATTGCTGCATGGAGTGCCCTAGCTACGATATATGCCGGGAGAAGCGCAAGAACAGAAAATCGAGCTTTGAAAAAGCGGTGAAGTGGATTGCCGTTAGCATTGCGGTTATCGCCGGAATCAAGATGACGGGATCGGCGTGGTGCCTGTGGGCGTTTGCTTTTCCGATACTGGCAGATTAGGAGGGATAGCATGGAGAGTAGATATTTACATCGCGGCAAGCGGATTGACAACAGAGAATGGGTGGAAGGATTTTTGTTTATGGTAAATGATGTACCATACATCTTGCCACATCACAAAACAGGGCAGCCAATACACGCAGATAACTTGCTGAAAACAGCTGTTGAAGTGCTGAAAGATACCGTTTGCCGATGTACAGGGCAATACGATAAGAACGGCAAACTGATTTGGGAGAATGACATTGCAAATTGCATGGATGCAGAATGCTGTGGCTACATTAGTTGGAATGAAAGCGAAGCAGGTTTTTACTTTGATGTATTGCTTGAAGATGGAAGATTTGAAGAGGAACATATTTACGATTATCAGGATTGTATGGAGGTTATCGGCAACAACTTTGACAACCCGGAGCTGTTGGAGGTGTAGACATGACGGAGAATGAAGCAAAAATTTTTATTCAAAACGCTATGGAGCAGTCAAAAAATGTATTGGCGGAGTTGATGTTAATAATGCCAAAGGTATTTGCGGCGAAAAGAAAGAACCTGGGTGAGTATTACAGCAATTTGGAGAACTGCAAAAAAGAAATTCAGTCATGTGAAGTAGCAATCAAGGCACTGGAAGAGGTGCAGCGCTGGCACACATCAGTAATCAACCCTAATATTAAAAACGAATTTGCAAACACTTCTACACAGACCTGCCACAACTGCGACCACAAAGATGAATACATCGAGGAACTGGAAGCAGAAGTGGAAGAGTACCGCACAATCGGCACACCGGAAGAATGCCGGGCGGCTGTGGAGAAGCAGACAGTGAAGAAAGTGAAATCAATATCCCAGGTAAAAGACGGAGACAGCTATGTCGGTCTTATAGGGAGATGTCCTTGCTGTGGAGACATATTGGAAGAGGGTACCGTATATTGTGATTGCGGACAGAAATTAGACTGGAACACTGATACAGTGGCAGATCAGGAAGACACGGAAGCGAGGAGGTAAGGAGATAAGTGGAATTAAAAGAACTAACTGAAAAAGTAACCGGATTGCTGGACGTACAGAACACGGAAGAATTACCAGAAAAGATATTTAAAGCTGTGAAAAATGACGATTTTAATGCGTATGAGAAGTTTTGCGATATAGTGCAGGACTTAAGCGTCGACTGGCTGCAGATGATATTCCAATATTATCACGCCGATCGCAAAGAAAAGATGCAGGATTATACTCCGAAAAGCCTTGCATTGTTTCTTGGAAAATTGGCAGGAAAAGCAGAAGTAGTAACAGATCTGTGCGCGGGTAGCGGGGCGTTGACGATCCAAAAATGGAACATGGATCATGAACAGAAATTTGAATTATACGAATTTGATGACAATGTGATACCATTTTTACTTTTCAATATGGCAGTAAGAAATATTGAATGCACTCTGTATCATTCGGATGTGTTACAGCAGGAGGTTTTCCATATATACAAAATTATCAAAGGCGATAAATTCGGAAAATTCAAGGAGGTGGCTTGATGAAAGGCACACTAATTTCTAACCCGCCGTACAACATGAAGTGGCAGGCACCGGCATTTGCACAAATCCAGCCGCGTTTCGCAGAATGCTATACCGTTCCACCAGAGAACAATGCTAATTTTGCATTTATTCTGACAGGACTTGAAAAAAATGAAAGATGTGTGTTCTTACTTCCGTGTTCAGTGCTTAGCGGAGGATTAAAGGAAGAGAAAGCGATAAGAGAGTGGCTGGTGGAAAAAAACATGGTAGAGGCCGTAATATTATGCCCGGACAATATGTTTGAGTCAACAGGGATTTCAACATGTATCATCATTTTTGATAAAAATAAAAAAACTGCAACAACGGAAATGGTGGACTTAAGGAGAAGATACAAAGAAGAAATTCGGGAACAGAATGGACAGTATGGCGGAGCCTCTCACACGAACAGGACATATAAGAAGACGGTCAAGGTGATTTTGGAAGAAACAATGGATGAAGTACTTGCGGCGATAGAAGAGAGAAAAACTATTTCTGATTTTTGCAAATCAGTCAGCATTGAGGAAATGAAGGAAGGGGGCTATAGCCTGTTAGCAAGTCGTTATTTTGATATAGAGCAAGTTGAAGAAAAACACAGAAGTTACGCTGATATTGTGAACGATATAAACAGAATTACGCGAGAAAAGAATGCTTGTAAATTAACAATCAATGAAACACTGGCAAGAGAGGTTGGATTTGATATTGATTTATACAAGCTTGAACAACAAGATACATGACTTAATGATTTGCTTGTTCAACTGGGGGCTGATAAGCTGGAACGCCAAGATTATTTCACAGCATCAAAGAAGAAAAACGAAATAAAGTTTGAAAACAATAGCAAAGAGCAACTATCCAGTGTTTTAATAATGATTTTGCAGAACTGGAAGCAGCATATTTATTATCTGAACACGGAAGAAAATCGATATTTGGCAGAACTGCGGGATGCACTATTGCCGGAATTGATGAGCGGAAAAATTGATTTATAAAACATGAGTAGGAGGGTGAACAATGAAACTGATTAATGCAGATAATGTAAAAGATTTTTTCTTTTCGGAAACAAGTGGTACAGAAGATGTTATTCGAGATTTAATGGATACTCATGGACTAGATTATGCAAATGATATAAACGAAGACGTAATTATGGCATTTGCAAAAGATTTACTGAAAGCCGCGCAGAATGTAATTGATACGGAGATGATCGCCTATGATGTGGATTCGGTTGTGGAGCAGTTGGAAGAGGAAAAGAACCTGCATAAGAAGATGATTACGTACGAGCAGAAGAACGGAACTGTCACGGAAGAATTTCAAGCAAGGAGAGCCGTTGAAGTATTAGAACGAGCAATCGAGATCGTGAAAGGCGGTGGAGTAGATGGCTAAAGCGATTTTGATTATGGATATGCCGGAACAGGTGTGTCAGAAATGTACATTGTGCTACGAGACGGAGGATGACGAATATCTGTGCTGTGCGACAGGGAAACTTGTACCAGACGGAGCAAAGCCGGATTGGTGCCCACTTCGGGAACTGCCGGAGAAATCAGCTCATCCAGATCATTGTGACAATGGAAGGTTCGATGCAGGGTGGAACGGATGCTTAGATGCCATAGAGGGAGGTGCACATGGGAAAGAGCAGAGCGAGTAAGCTGAACGGCTACCGGAGTGCGGTAAGCCGGCAGAGAAACGATGTGTATAAGTTCAAGACCAGAGGTAAGAAAAAATAGTGTAAAGCGCGATTGAGGATAAGAAACAAATCTGTACCGAAAAAAATTTTTAGGGGCTTCTGACATATTAAAAGTGGATGCAATCAAAACATGTCACTTTTACGGGAGGAAAAAGATATGATGAAAGCCTTAATTATTAGCGTGGTTACAGATTTGGCACGTGAACTTGTATGTGATCTGATTTTAAATTACATATCGGAAAAATTAAAGAAATAGTTTAGGGAAAGGAGCCGAGACTCTGGCCAGAGTGATGCATATGCGGTCTCCTTTTGAAAAATGACATACAAAGAATTTTTAGAATCCAAGATTGAACTTGCAACGGAAAGCGGGTTCGTTGTGGATCCAGAAAAAGTAAATAAGGTATTAAAGCCGCATCAGATGGATGCTGTGGTGTGGGCACTGAAAGGTGGCAGACGTGCACTGTTTGAAAGTTTCGGACTTGGAAAGACCGTGCAGGAAATTGAGTTCTGCCACTTGGCAGCAGAATATAGCGGCGGTCGTGCGTTGATCGTATTACCGCTTGGAGTAAAGCAGGAGTTTACGCATGACGCGGTGGAAGTGCTTGAATATGAGAAGCCAGAGTATTGCCGGACAATGGAAGAAGTGGAGCAGAGCACAAGCCAGATTGTATTGACGAATTATGAGCGTGTCCGGGATGGGGACATCCGGCCAGACTACTTTGCAGCGACTTCGTTGGATGAAGCCAGCGTTTTAAGAAGTTTTGGCAGCAAGACTTATCAGACATTTTTGGACAAATTCAAGAATGTGCCATATAAGCTGGTAGCCACGGCTACGCCATCGCCGAACAAATATAAGGAGCTGATCCATTATGCCGGATATTTGGAAGTGATGGATACAGGGCAGGCGTTGACGAGATTCTTCCAACGCGACAGCACTAAGGCGAACAACCTCACGTTGTACCCAAACATGGAAGATGAGTTTTGGATGTGGGTAAGCAGTTGGGCGCTTTTTATCACAAAACCTTCAGATCTCAATCCAGTATATTCCGATGAGGGATATGATCTGCCGCCACTTGATGTAAGATGGCACGAATTGCCGGTGCATTATGGCGATACAGCGGATAAGGACGGACAGATTCAGTTATTTCAGGAAGCAGCCGAGGGATTGAAAGAAGCGGCGACGGTCAAGAGAGATAGTATTGATCGCCGCGTGGAAGAAATGAAACGAATTGTGGAAGAATCACCGGAGGATCATTTCCTTTTGTGGCATGATCTGGAGAATGAACGGCATGCAATCAAGAAAGCACTGCCGGATGTGGTGGATATTTACGGATCTATGGATTATGATCTGCGCGAGCAGAGGGTTATTGACTTCTCAAATGGACGGACAAAGTTATTTGCCACAAAGAAATCATTATCCGGATCCGGATGTAATTTTCAGAGACATTGTCACCGGGAGATATTCCTCGGGATCGACTATGAGTTTAATGATTTTATCCAGGCGGTACATCGGTGTTATCGATTTTTACAGAAAGAACCGGTTGTGATCGACATTATTTACATGGAGAACGAGCGGCAGATCAAGGAAGCATTGCTTGAAAAATGGAAGAATCACAATCACATGGTCGCGAAAATGATCGAGATTGTAAAAAAGTATGGTCTTAATTCGGAGAATAAGGCGCAGCGGTTAGAAAGGAAGATGGGCGTGGAAGGTAGCAGAGAAGAAAGAACAGTAAGAGGAAACCATTATGAAGCGGTATATGGGGATTGTGTAGAGGAAACTCGAGCAATGGAAACGAACAGCATTGATCTGATACATACCTCGATTCCATTCGGCAACCATTACGAGTACAGCGCAAATTATAACGATTTCGGACACAACCAGAACACAGACCGGTTCTTTGAACAGATGGACTTCCTCACGCCGGAATTGCTCCGGGTGTTAAAACCGGGGCGTGTGGCTGCAATCCATGTCAAGGACCGTGTGTTATTTGGAAATGTGACAGGAACAGGATTTCCTACAATGGAACCGTTTCATGCAGAATGCATCAGACACTATACAAAGCATGGATTTCTCTATTTTGGAATGATAACGGTGGTAACAGATGTTGTAAGGGAAAACAACCAGACTTATAGATTGGGATGGTCGGATTGTTGCAAAGACGGAACCAAGATGGGGGTAGGCTGTCCAGAATACATCTTGCTCTTTAGGAAACAACAGACAGACCATTCAAAAGGCTTTGCGGATGAAAGAGTATCAAAATCAAAAGAAGAATACACGCGTGCGCAATGGCAGATTGATGCACATGGTTATTGGAGATCATCCGGTGACAGGCTGGTAAGTAAAGAAGAGTTGAAAGAGTTTCCGGTGGATAGCTTACAGCAGGTGTACAGGGAGTACAGCCGCGGCAGCGTATACAACTATGGGGATCATGTGAAACTTGCGGAAGATCTGGACAAGGACGGGAAACTACCGGCAACATTTATGGTCGTTGCTCCGGGATCGTGGAATCAGCTGGAAGTGTGGGACGACATCAACCGGATGCGAACCCTTAACACTACGCAGAGCCGCAGACGCGCCCAGATGCACGTATGCCCGTTACAGTTGGATATCGTGGAGAGAATCATCAACAGATATAGCAATGAGGGCGATACGGTCTATGATCCGTTTGGTGGTCTTATGACAGTTCCAATGACAGCAGTTAAGATGCACCGGAATGGTAAAGGATGCGAGTTAAATCCAGATTATTTCCGGGATGGCGTTGGATATCTGCAGGCTGCTGAAAATGAAGTGGACGAGCCAACATTGTTTGATTTCATGCCGGAGGTGCTGCCATGATTAACGGAGAACTGATCGTTGACAACTTCGCCGGTGGCGGTGGTGCTTCCACCGGTATAGAGTTAGCAACTGGATACAGCGTTGATATTGCGATCAATCACGATCCAGAAGCTATTAAGATGCACAAGGCGAACCATCCGAACACGAAGCATTACTGTGAAAACGTCTGGGCGGTTGACCCAGCAAAAGCCTGCACAGGTCATCCGGTAGCACTTGCATGGTTTTCACCGGATTGCAAACATTTTAGCAAGGCGAAAGGCGGAAAGCCAAAGGATAAAAACATTCGTGGTCTTGCATGGGTAGCCTGCCGCTGGGCGGGGCTGGTGCGACCGAGGGTCATCATGCTGGAGAATGTGGAGGAATTTAAAACTTGGGGACCTCTTGGGCGGCGGCACCATCCGATCAAGAGCAAACAGGGCGAAACATTTCGGAAGTTTGTTCAGCAACTCACAGATTTAGGCTATGAGGTAGAGTTCCGGGAGTTGGTTGCGGCTGATTATGGAGCGCCGACCATGCGCAAACGATTCTTCATGATCGCGCGGTGTGATGGTAAGCCGATAGTCTGGCCAGAGCCGACACACGCACCGGCAGACAGTGACGAGGTCAAGGCTGGGCTGCTGAAACCGTATGTGGGAGCATACACGCAGCTTGACTTTTCTCTTCCATGTCCGTCCATTTTTGATACGTCCGAGGAAATCAAAGAGAAATACGGGATCCGGGCAGTACGTCCGCTGGCACCGAAGACGATGGAGAGAATAGCACGAGGACTGAAAAAGTTTGTGCTGGACAACCCGGAACCGTTTATTGTTCCTATTGGGTACGGGGAGAGGAAAGGACAGGCGCCTAGAGTTCACGACATCGAAAAGCCATTGCCGACTATTGTGGGGAGCGGAAAGCATTATCTGTGTGAGCCTAAATTGGCACCATACCTATCAGTAAACAGAGAAAACCATTTTGGAAGTGATATGCGCGAGCCGGTACACACCATAACGGCAAATAATCAGCATATGCTTATGACACCGACACTTATCCAGTACCATTCTGAAACGGCGCAGGGAGAAGTTCGGGGGCAGACGATTGAAGACCCTATAATGACGGTGGACGGATCGAACAGATATGGACTGGTCACGTCATTCATCCAAAAGTATTATGGCGGAAATTATCAGGGAAACGGCTCTGACATTAAAGAGCCATTGCACACCATTACGACACTTGAAAGAAACGCTATGTGTGCAGTAAACCTTATTCAGATGAATAATCATTGTGATGGAAGGGATGTAAAAGAGCCAATTCCGACAATCACAGCAGGAGACGGTCATTTCGGAGAGGTGAGAGCTTTTTTAATCAAATATTATGGACAGGGAACTGGACAGGATATAAAGGCACCGTTGGACACCGTGACGGCGCAGGACAGATTCGGACTGGTAACCATCAATGGCGTAGATTATCAGATAGCGGACATCGGACTGCGGATGTTGGAGCCACGGGAGTTGTATGGATGCCAGGGTTTTCCAGAGGATTACATAATCGACCATGATTATACCGGCAAGACGTATCCGCGGAGCGAACAGGTGCGCCGCTGCGGCAATGCAGTGTGTCCGCCGATACCGGCAGCGCTGGTCAGAGCAAATCTTTCGGAACTGTGCGTAGCGGAACGTATGCCAAACATGCAGATAGAAGCAGAGCAGACCGGACAGCTCCGGTTCGCATGAGATCAAACAGCTATAGTCCCCGCCAGCAGTAATGCGGCGGGGCGGAAAGAGAGGAAAAGAATGAGAATGATAGGATTTTCAAGAATGGCATATGAAGCACTTAAGGAGGAGCCAAGCGGCAGAATACCGGCAAGCCCGAAAATTATGTGGAAGAAGAGCAAGCCAGCAACAATCTGGTTGTTCTTATGCTTTACCGCACAAATTCCATTAAAATTACTGAAATACATCGTCATGGGGATATGTTTTATTCCTCATGCGATATACGAAGCATTGGATTGAATCTGACGCTATTGAAAGGGGGAATGTACTTGGATGAAAAAGAAATATACGAGATCTGCATGAGCGTGGACAGTTTCATAGCTGACCGGCTGACGGAATCCATCGTGCGTGGCACCAGTTATGATATGTTAGAAGCTCACTACGGCATTCTCCCGATCAGCAGGCGGAGTTTTTACCGGAGAAAAGGCACGGCGCAGAGACTTATGCGGCAGAGAATGGCGCATCTGGTGGAAGAAAAGAACGGACAGTTAAGAATGGTGTGGAAAGATACATAAAAGTATTTACTTGATTATATATGTAGCAGTATAATTATTTTAATAAATGTGAGAGCGAGTGGAATATATGAATTTTAGTGATGTGATGCAAAATCTTGCCATTGGAATTGTTGGAGGAATTTTTTCTAGTATTATAGTATCAATAGCTTTTTATGTGTTGACAAATTTTCAAAATGAAATGGACGAGGCTGATAAAATAATAGAACCAATAAGAAAGATATGTATTACATGGAAGTATCGAGAACTTTTAAAAGATGGCTTAGATATAAATGAAATGATTGAGGAATACTGGAGAAAAACGTTGTATAGTTTTAGAAACTTTTCATCTGTTAAATTTGACACTAAATTGTCTGGAATATTATCAGATGTTAGAGATATTTCATTGAAAACAGAAAATTTAAAAGCTATACATGAAAAAGATTTTGAAAGTTATGTCAAACAATTATCAACACAACTTGAATTGTATGAATTATACAAAAAAGATTTTTCTAAAAATTATATGATTAGAATCATGAAAAATAAAATTTTATGGATCGTTTTAATCGTTTCAATAGTTATTTTTATTGCAGCATGAAATGATAATATTGAGTTAATCACCAATTAGGATGATTGGTATTTTTTACCCAAAACTTGGCACAAATCCTCTGATTGCTTGCTTTATAATTATAATATGAGGTCAAGAATACGGAGGGTAAATTGATGGAGACAGAACAGAAAAAGGAATATTTAAAAGAATATGAAAAAGCAGTGCGCCAGATGAAGCGTAGCGAGGAAAAGATAACAGAAATGCGTTTAAGCAAGATCATGCCATCCGCAGGCAATGATGGTATGCCACACGCACACAACAACACCGATCTATCCGGTTATGCCGCACTGCTGGATGAAGAGGAAAGACGGTACATGAAAGCCAGATACCACAGAATCAAGCTGTGCAGGGAGATCACGGATAAGATAGAGCGCATGGATAACGAGGATGAAAAGGATGTGCTGATGTATCGGTATATAAGGCTGATGAAGTGGGAGGATATCTGTGTGAAAATGAATCATAGTTGGCAGCATACACATAGAATCCATAAAAAAGCGTTAGAAAATTTCAAGATGTGATTAAATGTGATACTCATAATATGATATTGTTATACTGAACGAAAGGTTCAAAGGGAGATTGCTTCGGCAGTCTCTTTTTTTCATGATCTCACAACTTAAGCGGCTCCATGAAACTTAGGGGAGCCGCGACCTCCGTATGAATGGAGTGACAGGATGAACAAAGAAAGATACAGTGATCCAACAGCCGAACAGGCGATTGCGCATGTTATGAAAGAGTGCAGGGAAAAGAAGAAACAGGAAGGTGGCAGCAGTGGCAAGAAGTCCGAACGAAAAGGCAGAGAAGGCCCGGAAGCTGTATAAGGATGGGATGAAGCTGGTCGAGATTGCAGATCGGTTAAAAGTCCCAGCCGGTACAGTCCGAAGATGGAAAAGTACATACCATTGGGATGGCGAGCATCAAAGCGAGCGTTCGGAAAAGAAAAGCGAACGTTCGGAAAACAAAAAGAGTGTTACGAAAAGGGCTGTAGCTGATGAAGTCAAGCAGGTGATACAGAATACTGATTTGACCGATAAGCAACAGCTTTTTTGCATTTATTACATTCGTTGCTTTAATGCAACCAAGGCATATCAGAAAGCGTATGAGTGTGATTACGCAACCGCAGTGGTGGCGGGACCGAGATTGTTAGGAAATGTTCGGATAAAAGAGGAGATTTTTCAGCTGAAGCAGGAACGACTCAACAGAGAGTTCTTGAGTGAGTCAGACATCTTCCAGAAGTACATGGACATTGCATTTGCAGACATGACGGATTTTGTTGATATTCACGGAGGCTTTGTTTCTGTGAGACAGGAAATTGATGGATCAATCGTCAGTGAAGTAAGCAATACCCAGAGCGGTATCAAAATTAAACTTGCCGACCGCATGAAAGCGTTGCAGTGGTTATCTGACCACATGGACCTTGCAACGGATAAGCAGAGGGCTGAAATTGCACTGTTAAAATCCAGAGCGGACGCTGGCAAGGATGACCGGGAGAATAAGCTGGATAGATTCTTTGAGCAGATAGAGGGTGCACTAAAAGATGCTGAGTGATTTATACACACCAAAACAGCTTGATACATTCCGATTTGCTGTAAATAATGATTATTTTATGCTAATCAACCACGGTGCCAAACGTACCGGAAAAACGGTTCTAGACAATGACCTGTTTCTGTATGAGTTGCGCAGGATTAAGAAAATAGCCGCTGCACAGGGCGTTGAGAATCCGCAATATATATTGGCTGGTGCTGACCTGGGAGCGCTTAACCGAAACGTGTTGATTGAGCTTTCCAACAAATACGGCATTGAGTTTCACTTTGATAAATTTAATCGGTTCAAGCTATTCGGCGTGCAGGTGTGTTGTTTCGGACATTCCAAGATAAACGACCTGGGGCGCATCCGAGGAATGACTGCATACGGGGCTTATATCAATGAGGGCACGATGGCAAAGCAGGAAGTGTTTGACGAGATTAAGTCCAGATGTTCCGGCAATGGTGCAAGGATGCTGATTGATACAAACCCGGATAACCCGGAACACTGGCTTAAGAAAGACTTTATTGATAAGGCGGATGGAAAAACCATCAAGGCAGTGCAATACAGGCTGGATGATAACACGTTCCTGTCAGAACGGTATAAGCAGAATATGAAAGAAACAACGCCGTCCGGGATGTTTTATGACCGAAACATTAATGGAATGTGGGTAATGGGCGAGGGTGCTGTATACCGGGATTTCAATGCAAAAATTCATTACATCAGCAGAGAGGAACTGCAAAAGGTCAATTTTGTTAAATACATCGCCGGGGTTGATTGGGGATATGAGCATTTCGGGGCAATTGTACTATTGGGAAAGGACGATAAGGGATGCTATTACCTTATCAAAGAGATTGCCCGACAGTATGAAGAAATAGATTTCTGGCTGGAGCAGGCCCAGGCAATCAAAGCCGAGTATGGCAATATACCATTTTATTGTGATTCTGCCCGACCGGAATATGTGAAAAAGTTCAAGCAGAATGGCTTGCGTGCGATTAACGCCAACAAGGCAGTGTTAAGCGGAATTGAGCGCGTGGCACAGTTATATAAGCAAGATAAGTTACGGATTGCGGATGATGTCGACCGGTTCCGGGATGAGATTTATATGTACGTTTGGAACGAAAAGACCGGGGAGCCGGTCAAGCAGTTTGATGATGTGCAGGATGCCATCCGGTACGCAATATACACGGACGAAAACCACGGCGGCATCAGCATTTTAAAATAGAGGTGAGAACATGGAACTTGAGGTAATGAAAAAACTCATAAGAAAATACGAACCGGGACATACACGCTTTTCCTTGCGGGCGATGCAGGCGGAGCGGTATTACCGGAACGAAACGGATATTCTGGTAAAAGACAAGCTCACAGACGAAAAAGAGAAAGAGGAACCCGACAATCCATTACGTAACGCAGATAACCGGATCCCCCGGAACTTCCACGGGCTTATCGTAAATCAGAAAGCCGCGTATATGTTCACAGCACCACCGCTCTTCGATATCGGCAATGAGCATGGAAATGAAGTCGTGACAGAAGTACTCGGTGATGAATACCGGAAAAACTGCATGGAGCTGTGCATAAATGCTGCCAATGCGTCGGTGGGATGGATTCATTACTGGGAGGATGAAGATGGAACATTCCAGTGGGCGGTAGTTGACAGCAAGCAGATTATCCCGATCGAATCCCACAATCTGAAAAAGAAGTTGCTAGGTGTTCTCCGTATGTACGATGAAATCGACGAGGAAACAGGAGATACCTATGCAATTTATGAGTATTGGGATAAGGAAAGCTGCTGGTCATTCCGACGGAAGAACGGCGATACCTTGGATGATGGGCTGTTCTACTACAATACGTTCATGGTGCCGGATACTGGCGATTTTACCGCAGAATATCGGCATGAATTCGGAGAGGTGCCGTTTATTCCATTCCCGAACAATAACACCAATACGAATGATTTGAAAAATATCAAGCCGCTGATAGACGTATACGACAATGTCTACAGCGGCTTTGTTAACGATTTGGATGATATTCAGCAGATGATAATTGTTCTGTCTGGGTATGGCGGCACGGACCTTAACACGTTTCTGTCAGATTTGAAAAAATATAAGACCATCAAGGTAGATGGGGACGAGGGCAGTAACCCGGGAGTGAGCACGCTCAGCATTGAGATTCCGATAGAAGCCCGTAACAGTGCGCTGGAAGTCACCAGAAAGGCTATTTTTGAACAGGGGCAGGGATTTGACCCACAGCCGGAGAACTTCGGAAATCAGAGCGGAGAAGCGCTTAAATTCATGTATTCGTTGCTTGAAATGAAAGCCGGGCTGACGGAGACGGAGTTCCAGCTTGGGTTCGCCCGTCTGGTAAGAGCGATATGCCACCATGAGGGAATTGATTGCAAGAAAATCATCCAGACGTGGACCCGCACTTGTGTAAAAAATGACACGGAGCAGGCACAGATTTGCAAGGATTCGGTTGGAATTGTCAGTAAAAAGACGATTCTCAAAAATCATCCGCTTGTCGAAGATGCGGATGCGGAGCTGAAGCAGTTGGAGAAAGAGGCGCAGGAGGCGCAGGAGAAAGCAGATGCTTACATCGGTGCTTTTGGTGCAAAGGGAAAGGAGACAGGCAGTGAGACAGACGGCGATGATTCTGGGGACGGAGTATCGGATAGAGATACACAAGTGGTCAGAAGATAAGGAACTGAGCCAAAATTCATGGGCGGGCTATTGTTGTAGCGACTTTCCGCTGATTGTTATTGCAGATTTGGATGATGAAGAACATTTTTGGTTTAGCAGTGAAGAGGAAAAGGATGTTTATTTCAAGAGTTGCCTGCGCCATGAGATTATTCATGCTTTTTTGAATGAAAGCGGCTTGAAGGATAACTTTGAACACGTTCCGCGTATGGGGCATGAGGAAACAATGGTGGATTGGATTGCAAATCAGTTCCCGAAGATTGCAGCCGTATACGAAGAACTCGGGATTCTGTGAAATGAGGTGATTGCATGGGAGAACGGACAAGTGAATACTGGCAGGAGCGCTTCCGGCAGTTGGAAGAATCACAGCATGATACATCCGTTCAGACCGTGCAGGAGATTGAGCAGGAGTTCCGGCGGGCAGAGCAGGCGCTTGACGGGAAGATTAACGCCTGGTATCAGCGGTTTGCTGCCAACAACGGCATTTCAATGGTGGAAGCCAGACGTTTGCTTAACAGTGAAGAACTGGAAGAGTTCCGGTGGGATGTGCAGGATTATATTAAATACGGGCGCGAGAATGGCATAAATCAACAGTGGGCAAAACAGCTTGAGAACGCATCCGCAAAGGTGCATATCAGCAGATTGGAAGCTCTCAAGGTGCAGACACAGCAGGAAATTGAAAAGCTGTACGGAAATTATCATGATTCCATAGACGAACATATCGCAAATCTGTACACATCCGGATATTACCATACCGCATACGAAGTGCAGCGAGGTATCGGTGTTGGCTGGCAGATGCAGAGCTTTAATCCGGAAAAGGTTAATGACATCATACATAAGCCCTGGGCGGTGGATGGACGCAACTTCTCGGACCGCATTTGGACGGATAAAACGAAGCTGATTAACAATATGCACGATTCCTTAACGCGGATGTGCATCACCGGAGAATCGCCGGATAGAGCTATACGGGAAATATCCCAGAACATGAAAGTAAGTAGATCACAGGCGGCGCGAATTGTTCAGACGGAATCAGCCGCTTTTTCTGCTAAGGCACAGGAAATGTGTTTTTCTGACCTTGGGGTGGAGGAGTTCGAGGTGGTAGAGACATTGGACAGCCACACTTGCCCCACCTGCGGGGAGATGGACGGGAAACACTTTCCGATGAAAGATTATAAGATTGGTGTTACCGTGCCACCGTTCCATCCGAATTGCCGGGGATGCACCTGCCCGTATTTCAACGATGAATTTACCACGGGGGAAAGAGTTGCGCGCGGGGCAGATGGCAAGAAGTATTATGTGCCGGAGAATACGACGTATAAGGAGTGGAAGAAATCGTTTGCGGATGGTAATACAGAGAAAGGAATTAGCGGCAAGTATTCACAAAAGACGTATGACAATAAGGTTGATGTAGGTTTTGTAAAGAGCACGGAGTATAGAAAGAAGTTTGAGAATCTTGATGAGAATGAAAATACTCAGAAGACAATATGGCAGAAAGCACGCGACATTTTAGTACATCGAAACGGAACTAATAAAGAAGATATGTATTTAATTAGTGTCATCGATGGAAAGATAAAAGGGAAAAGCGTTGCTGCAAAAGAAGATAATATAGTTGAGTATAATAAAAGCCTGAGAGATGCGGTAGAAATAGAACCAAGAGGAACACTTATAAGTATACATAATCATGGAACAAATATTCCTCCGACTGGAGCAGATTTTGCGTCAGCGGGTTATAGGGGATACAGAAAGGGAATTGTTGTATGTCATAATGGAGATGTATATGTATATGAGGTTGGCGACAAGCCGTTTTCCCAAAGATTATTTGATGAGACTGTTGAAAAATACAGAAAAAGTGGATATAATAAAGGCATAGAAGCAAATACAAAAGCGTTAGAGCAGTTTGAAATGGACTACGGAATAAAGTGGAGAAAATTATAATGAGCAAGAAATATTACGATGGTCCGGTGCAAGATACGGAACGAACTCTTGAAGAACTGGAAAAGGACATTGAAAAGGAAAAAAAACGGTGTGAAAAAATGAATAGTTGGGAAGACGCAGAATAATACCACCAGCCAATAACGGTTAGGTGGTATTTTTATACCCAAAATCAGAAGGAGGAATGATGAATCGAGAAATAATAGAGAACCAGATTATACTGTGCTTGGAGTTGCAGAAAAAGTGCGGAATTGAAAACATAGAAACATTTCTGGCTCTTAGTAAGCGCGTGGTAGAGCTTGATAAAATGCTAAGTAGTACGGAGGAACATCCACCAGATACGAAAACACAGAGCAAAGCAGAAGTATTTTAATAATAACAGGACAACCGGAAATTTATGAACCGAACGGCGTAGAGGTGACGCCAAGTAAGTTCCTCCGGCAGTCCTGTTTTTATATTGTCCGAAAGCCTTATGACGTTTAAACTGCGGCAATTTGCCCTTATGCATGGCATCAAAACTGCATACTGCTTGTGGAGACACCACGCTTAAAAACGGTGCAGGAAAGGAAACTATGGAATTTTTAAAAGACATTTTAGGCGAGGATCTCTATAAGCAGGTGTCAGATACCGTCAATGCCTATAACGGAAAGCCGGAGAATAAGGATAAGCAGGTAAAGCTTGCAGACCTTGGATCTGGTCAGTATGTTGACAAAGGCAAGTATGATACCGCCGTGGCAGAAAAAGAGAATCTTGCCGGTCAGATTAAGACACTCAACACAACTATCGGAGATTTAAAGAAAAATAATGCCAATAACGAGACGTTACAGACCACTATTGCCAATCTGCGGGGAGAACTTAAAAAACAGCAGACTGCAAGCGAGGAGATTGCAAAGACCTATGCGCTGAAAGATTCCCTCACAAAGCAGGGCGTACTTGATCCGGATTATCTGATCTACAAAGCCGGTGGCCTTGAGAAGTTCAACTTCGACAAGGAAGGAAAGCCGATCGGCGTGGAAGAGGTTGTGAAGCCATACAAAGATGATGCGGCTATGGCTCACCTGTTCAAGCAGGAGCAGTCCAAACCGCCGTACAACCCAAAGAATGGGGGTGCAGGCGGTGTGACGAATCCATTCGCAAAAGACACTTTTAATCTGACCGAACAGGGACGTATGTTAAAAGAAAATCCGGCGCAGGCAAAAGAACTTGCCGCAGCGGCCGGAGTAACACTGTAAGAAAGAGAGGATGATAATTTATGGCAATTACAAAGATTGCAGACGTAATTGTACCGGAGCTTTTTAACCGGTATGTAATCAACAGAACAATGGAGCTGTCCGCGTTCTTCCAGAGCGGAATCGTGGTAAACAGCCCGGAATTTGACGCACTGGCAAGCGAGGCAGCCAGAACACACAATATGCCGTTCTTCGAGGATTTACAGGGTGAGTCCGAGGCAATCCTTGAGGACGTAAAGATGACCGCAAAGAAGATCGGTTCCAACAAGGATGTATCCACCACAATCTACAGACAGAATATGTGGGGAGCAAGCAATCTTTCCGCGGCGCTGGCTGGAGCTGATCCGATGAAAGCCATCGGTGACCTGGTAGCATCCTACTGGGCAAGAGATATGCAGAAGGAGCTTATCTCAATTCTTGCCGGAGTGTTCGGCACCACTACTGCGGGGGCAGAGGGAACACCGGCGGCGGAAACCAGAATGGCAGATCATATTCTTGACCTTACCCACGGAAAAACGGATGCGGCAAAGCAGATCAGCGCATCTGCGTTTATTGACGCATGCCAGCTGCTCGGCGACGCGCAGGCGCAGTTATCCGGCGTAGCGATGCACTCGGCGACAAAGTCTTATCTGAAAAAGCTGAATCTGATCGAGACAGAGCGTGATTCTACGGATGTTGAGTTTGACACCTATCAGGGCAGACGCGTGACCGTGGATGACGGCTGCCCGGTAACTTCCGGTGGCGTGTATACGACATACCTGTTTGGCAATGGTGCGGTAGCTTACGGCAATGGTTCTCCGGTAGGATTTGTCGCTACGGAGGTTGATCGTGACAAGCAGACCGGCGGCGGTATCGATTATCTTATCAACCGTAAGGCGTTTATCCTGCATCCGAGAGGAATTGCATACACCGGAGCTGTTCGTGAGCATGTAGAGACACCGCTTCGTGCAGAACTTGCCAAGGCAGAGAACTGGAAACCGGTATATGAGCCGAAGCAGCTTAGAATTGTAGCAATCAAGCATAAGATCGGTTAGGAGGTGCGGTATGGCAGAGGAAAGCAAGCTGACAGTCGAAAGGCTGTCGGCGCTTCTCGGGATAAGCGACCCGGATGAAGTCCACTTGGAGTTTGCGCTTGAAAATGCAGAGGATACGGTAAGAAACTACTGCCATATCGACGAGATTCCGGCAGGGCTGGAAACCACGGTACTGCGCATGGCGATGGATATTTACCGGAATGAGCATATGGGGAGTGCTGATATACCACAGACGGTTTCTTCGGTGCAGATCGGCGATACAACAACTTCTTTTAAGACTTCCGCAGCGGAGTTCTCGGAAAGCCTTATGAAGAATTACAAGCCGGTGCTGAACCGTTACCGGAAGGTGGTGTTTTGATGGATATGGTCAGAATGGCAATTGAAGCCATGTATGAAGATACCTGCACGGTTGTGGAACACCGTAAGACCAAGGAAAAGGGCGTTGTGACATACACGGACACCGTGGTCTTGGAAAATCAGCCGTGCAAGTTGTCGTTTGAGACGATCGCACAGGCAGAAAAGACCGATGCGGCATCGCCGGTAGCACAGGCAGTAAAATTGTTTGTTGCGCCGGAGGTAGAAATCAAGAGCGGTTCTAAGATAATCGTAAACCATTGCGGAAAGACCACGGAGTACACAAGAAGCGGTGTCCCGGGGATGCACCCGACGCATCAGGAAATTATGCTGGATTTATTTAAGGAGTGGGCTTGATGGGAAATACAAAGGTTGATCTGAAACAATTGGAGGAGTTCCGGGATAGAGTTCAGAAAGTTGCCGATGAGGAACAGCAGAGAGCGTTCATGGAAGCCTGTGCCAAGGAGTTGGCAGCACGATTGCTGGCAAAGGTTATTAAGCGTACTCCGGTAGGGGATTATTCTGGAGAAGCATATGAGTGTAAAGGAAAGGATATGAACTTTACTCATATGGGAAATAAAGTTTCTGGAAAGACAGGCGGAACGCTTAGACGAGGGTGGACTACGCAGGCAGAAGGAAGTGGTGCGGAAGGATTGGATTCAAAAAGTGCAGTGCAGTTCGTGGACACTTTAAAAGTAAATCATTTCGGTGATACTTATGTGATTGAGGTACGAAACAGCGTAGAGTATGCCAGCTATATTGAGTTTGGGCATAGGAAAGCAAATCATAAGGGCTGGGTGCCTGGACACTACATGCTCACCATGTCCGAGAAAGAAATCCGCGATGCGGCACCAGGGGTTCTTCGGAAAAAGCTCAATAAGTGGCTGAATGAGGTGTTTGCATGATCAACGAAGTTTTAAAGGGCATCACAGATGCCTTATATGCCGCATTTGGCGATAACTATGAAATCCATACAGAAGCATCAATGCAGGACATGGAAGAGCCTGCATTTTTTGTGCGCTGCATCAATCCGGATGTGCCGCGAGGGCTTACCGGCCGCAGAAAAGCAACATTGCTTTTTATCGTGCAGTATTTTCCGGAAAGCGACGAGCCAAAGAAAGAGATCAATACCGTTTACGAACGGTTGAGCGAGTGTCTGGACCTTATAGAGGTAGAAGGTAAAATGGTGCGCGGTACGATCGAATGTAAGGACATATCGGACAATGTGATGTCGGCAACGGCAGAATATACGTTATTCCTGGGGCAGAGCCAGAAAGATGCGTATATGGAAGAATGCGAAGTGAAAGGAGAGGTAAACAGTGGCAGAAGCAGTTAATAAAGTTACTTATACCAAAGAGCAGATCATTGGTTCCAAAAAATATGCGGGCAGGGTGGATCTCCTGTCGGCATTATTGGAACCGGGAAAATCTTATACGCTTGAGGAAGTGGATAAGAAAATGGAAAAATACATGAAAGGAGCGGTGCGATAATGTACGGAGGTGGACAGTGGACAACCCAGAATAAGGTTTTGGGTGGTGCTTATATCAATTTTATTTCGGCGGCGCGCGTGACCACGAATCTGTCAGAGCGTGGCGTGGCATCCATGCCTCTTGAACTTGACTGGGGTGCAGATAACGTGATGATGGAGGTGGCGCAGGAAGATTTCATTAAGAATTCGCTCACGCTGTTCGGTTATGCCTATACAGATGATAAGATGCAGCCGTTACGCGAACTGTTTGCGCATGCGACAAAGTCTTATATCTATAAGCTGACATCGGGCGGCGCAAAGGCGGAAAACACCTATGCGACAGCGAAGTGCTGCGGAATCCGCGGTAATGATCTGAAGGTTGCTATTGCGGCGAATGTGGACGGAGATGGCTTTGACGTGAAGCTGTATCTGGATACGCAGCTTGTGGATTCCCAGACGGTAGCATCCGCGGCAGATCTGAAAGAAAATGCCTGGGTTACATGGAAAGAAACCGCACTTGAAGCAACGGCAGGCGTTCCGCTGGCAGGCGGTACGAATGGGACGGTCAATGGTGAGGTGCATCAGAAATACCTGGATCTCTTGGAATCGTATACCGTGAATACGATCGGCGCGAGTGTGAGTGATGCTACCACGGCGAAACTGTACGCCGCATTTGCAAAGCGTATGAGGGACAAGGTCGGGGCAAAATTCCAGGCAGTCCTGTATAACTGCGCAGCCGATTATGAGGGCGTCATCAATGTGAAGAACAGCCCGGATGTGATTCCGTGGGTTGTGGGTCTGGAGGCGGCGTGCGGGGTTAATGCAACCTGTACCAACGCGATCTATGACGGGGAGCTTGAGATTGACACCGCCTATACGCAGACACAGCTTGAGAATGCTGTGAAAGCCAGTGAATTCGTCCTGCACAGTGTGGGAACGGAAGTGCGTGTCTTAGAGGATATCAATTCTCTTGTGACGCTTACGGAGGATAAAAACGAACTCTTCCAGAGCAACCAGACGATCCGTGTACTGGATCAGATCGCGATGGATATCGCATCACTGTTCAACACGAAGTATCACGGCAAGGTTCAGAACAATGAATCTGGTCGTGTCAGCTTATGGAACGATATTGCATCGCATCATAAGCAGTTAGAGCAGCTTGGAGCAATCGAGAATTTTTCGGAGGATGATGTTGTGGTTTCCGCCGGAAGCGAGAAGCGCGGCGTGTACGTGGAAGATAAGGTGACGATCGTCAATGCAATGTCACAGCTGTATATGACGGTTGTGATCGAGTAGGAGGTAAAGAGATGTTTAACGCTTATATGAATGAACAGGATGTGCCGTCTGCAAAAGAGGCGGAAGCTTTTGTCACGGTTGGCGAACAGCGGTATAATCTGCTGAACGCAAAGAATTTTGAGGGCAAGGCAAACATCAGCACCAAGGAGATCCCGGTGCTGGGAAAGATCATTTCCGGCAGGAAGCCGACCGGAATGGTCGTGCAGGCAAAAATGACGGTCTACAAATGCTCGGAGATGTTTGACCGGATCGTAACAGAGTACAAAAATACCGGTCATCTGCCGGTGTTTGAATTGCAGACAACAAACAATGATGCGGCTACCTGCATGGGGCGCAGTACAAAGGTTTATCACAACTGCGTGATCGACGGAGATGTGCTGCTGTCAATGTTTGATGCCGAGGGTGGATTTGTCGAGCAGGAGATCAATTTCTATGCTGCGGATTATTCCAGCCCGGAATCATATAAGGAGCCGTCCTACCTGTAACAAGTCAACGGCGGCGGGAGACTGCCGCCAATTAAGAGAATGAGGAGAAAAACATATGGGAAATTTAAAAGCATTTTTGAAACAGAATAAGAAAGCCAAAAAGACAACGCAGTTTGCTGCCACAAAGTCACTGTGTGATGAGAACGGTGATCCGTTACTCTGGACGATCAGACCTCTGTCCACAAAAGAATCTGCGGCAATCCGGGATGAATGTACGATTGAGGTGCCGGTAACCGGCAAGCCTGGACTGTATCGGCAGAAGGTTAATACGGATGAGCTTCTGAGAAAAATGATTTGCGCCGCGGTTGTGGAGCCGGATCTGCACAATGCAGAACTGCAGGATTCCTATGGCGTTATGAGCGCAGAGGCATTGATTGTGGAAATGGTCGACAACCCGGAAGAGTTCGGTGAGCTTGCCACATTCGTGCAGGAATACAGCGGCATCGATGAGACACTGCAGGAGAAGGTTGACGAGGCAAAAAACTAATCAATGGCGGCGACGGTGAAGCGGCATATGCGCATTATTGCTTGCAGAAGTTTCACTGGCTGCCGTCATTCTTTTCTGAATTGGATCGGAATGAGAAAGCTTTTGTGATTGCGTCCATAGATCTTCGGGTCGAGGAAGAGAAGCGCAAGGCAAAAGAAATCCAGAAGTAGGAGGTGAGAGGATGTCAAGTATTCAGACTGCGATAGAGTTGTCGGACCGTATGTCTGCGCCGCTCTACAATATCTGTACGGCGGTGAATATGGTGATAAGCAACTTTGAAGCGCTGGAATATGCATCAAGCACCGCGATTGATACGTCGTCGATGGAAGAGGCGCGGCAGATGCTTGCCGATGGTATGGTGGGTTTACAGGACATCACAAGCGCTACGGAGAGCGCGCGCCGGAAACAGGAGGAATACAACCAGAAGATACAGGCTGGATCACAGCATACGGATGTTCTCTTGAATAAGGTAAAATCGCTTGTCGGAGCGTATGTTGGCATTTCTACGGTAAAAAACGCACTGGATCTGTCGGATGAACTTACGCAGACCACGGCGCGCCTTGATATGATGGTGTCGCAGTATAATGCTTTGAATGGGACGATGCAGACGACAGATGAACTCTCGCAGATGATTTTCCTGTCGGCGCAGAATTCCAGGGCGTCTTATATGGATACAGCTGCATCGGTGGCGAAACTCGGAAATAATGCCCGGGATGCTTTTGCATCGACCGGCGAGATTGTGCAGTTCGCGGAGCTGGTAAATAAGCAGTTTACGATAGTCGGGGCATCGGCAACAGAATCATCCAATGCGTTTTTGCAGTTGACACAGGCGTTAGGGTCTGGCGTGCTCCGTGGCGATGAGTTGAACAGTATCTTCGAGCAGGCGCCGAACTTGATCCAGACCGTAGCTGATTACATGGATGTTCCAATCGGTAAGATCCGGGAAATGGCATCAGATGGACAGATCACCGCGGATATTGTAAAGAATGCAATGTTTGCGGCAGCAGATGATATTGATGCAAAATTTAACTCGATGCCACTGACCTGGGGGCAGTTGTGGACGCAGTATTCCAACTTGGCGTTAAAAACATTTCAACCGGTACTACAGCGGTTGAATGAGATGGCAAACGATCAGCATATGCAAACGGCATTGACCGGAATTATGAATGCCCTGTCCGGGGCGGCAACGATCGCTTTGAATGTGATCGATGTGATGGTAACGGGCGGGGCGTTTATCGTGGATAACTGGTCAATGATCGCACCAGTTATAGGTGGAGTAGCGGCGGAACTGGCAATTTATAACGGCGCTCTTCTACTTCATAATGCGTATGAAACTGCGTCAAATGGGTTGAAGATGATCGCTGCGATAAGGTCTGTTGCACATGGAACCGCGACAGCAGCAGAAACAGCGGCTACGACTGGTGCATCTGCCGCGCAGATTGCATTTAATGCTGCGCTATATGCTTGTCCGCTTACATGGGTTGTAGCTGTCCTTATTATTGTGATAGCTGTGCTGTATGCTGTTGTAGCACATATAAATAAGACAAGGGATGAGGCGGTATCGGCTACTGGTTATATCTGTGGAGCTGTTGCCGTTGCAGGAGCATTTATTTTAAACCTTGGAATAGGATTGCTGAATGGGCTCATACAGTCTGTGTGGAATATGTTTGTCGAACCGTTTTTAGGCATTGTCGAGTGGGTGCTCAATGTTACAAATGGAGGATTTGACAGTTTTGGCGGAGCAGTTGCAAATCTGATCGGAAATATCATTTCATGGTTTTTATCGCTTGGTGAGGTTGTCACCAAGATTATTGATGCGATTTTCGGAACAGATTGGACAGCGGGGCTTAATGCGTTACAGAACAACGTGCTTGCGTGGGGGAAAAATGAAAATGCAATCACGCTTGACAGGGAAGCGCCCACAATCGCTTATCGTGCAAGTTACAGTGATGCCTATAACAAGGGATATGATTTCGGGCAGGGCGTAGAGAACAAGATTTCCGACTTTTTCGGTGGTATTAAGGATCTTGGAAACAGCGGAGACACCGGAGCGTTAGGTAGCTATGGAGCCGCATCTGATATGGCTGCGAATGTCGCCAACATAGCAGGTGATACATCGAGCATTTCGGATTCGCTGGATGTGTCGGAAGAGGATCTGAAGTATCTGCGTGATATTGCGGAGCAGGAGGCAATCAATCGCTTTACGACGGCGGAAATCAAGGTGGATATGTCCGGTATGAGCAATACTGTGCATAATACCAATGATCTGGACGGTATTGTGGATGGACTGACTACTCGGGTACTGGAGGCGATGGAAGCGGTAAAGGAAGGAGCTTAGAGAAATATAATGACAAATATCGGGCAGTGTAGTATAATCGAACTCATAAACAGGAGGGAGGATAAAGTTATGAGTTTGATTAGTTGCCCGGAATGCGGGAAACAGGTTAGCGATAAGGCACAAAGTTGCCCTAATTGTGGATGTCCTTTGCATGGAACGCAGGAGACAAATGCGGAAATGCACAGGGCTGGGACAGCGGGAACGCCTTTGAATCAACAGCAGAGTGCGTCCCAGGTAAAGCCAAAGAAAAAAGGACGTGGATGTTTGATCGCGGTGTTAATAGTTGTTTTTTTCATGATTTGTGGCATTGTAGGCGCTACGGCTTCTAGAGCCAATAAGGAGACTGCAGGTAGCACAAATGCGGAAGTGGTTGAAGACGTTCAGCAGTTTAGTGGAATTTCAGTAGAAGCACTAAAGGAAATCATGGGCGACCCAGTGGCGGAAGAGGAGTGGACAAATTCCACATCAAAGGGAGAATTCCCGGTTACAACATTGCAGTATGAAAAGAACTCAAATCATTATGAATTTATTATTGCAGATGATGCAGTGGTAAGGTTGTCGATTTATTCAAATCAATATTGGAATGGTACGGGCGACTTATTCTCATACTCGGGAGATAAAGAAAGCATCTTGAAAATGTTCAATGTTGATGCTGGAGAAAGCGCACGTATAGAAACTGATAATGGAGTTTCGTATGTATTGGTTTCCGTAAATGATGCGATTGCTGAATTTAATGTTCAAGATATCGATGCGAACGCAGAGAATTTTGGCTTTGTGAAAATCACATATAATGCAAATTATTTTGACTAATTTTTTCCCCGCTTACATGACGTAGGCGGGGATTTTTATACCCGATTTTAGGAAAGGAGGAATGACCGTGGCATACAGATTGTATATGGATGGCATTTTATTTCCCGTTACGCCGTCCAAGATCACCATGAAAATTAACGGCAAAAATGAAACGGTCACACTGATCAATGATGGGGAAGCCAATATTTTAAAAAGCCCCGGTCTGACGGACGTGGATTTTGAGCTGCTGCTTCCGGCGGTGCAGTACCCGTTTGCGGTATACCCGAGCGGATTCCGTCCGGCAAAATACTATCTGGACAAGCTGGAAGCGTTGATGAGCGCCAAGAGTGCATTTCAGTACGTGGTCACGCGAACGGATGGGACGAATCGGCGCCTGTTTGATACCAGCATGAAGGTATCGATTGAAAGCTACGACATCGTGGAGGACGCGGGGGAAGGGCTGGATGTAACGGTAAAAGTAAAGCTCCGGCAGTACCGGGAATTCACAACCAAGGCGTGTACGATTGACATTTCGCTTCCGAAGCCGAGAGCTGCAATGCAGGCAGCAAGAGCGGCATCATCCAACGCGCCGTCCGGCGGGTCTTACACGGTGAAAAAGGGGGATTGCCTTTGGAAAATTGCAAAGCAGTATTACGGGGATGGAAGCAAATGGGGCACCATTTACAATGCTAATCAGTCGGTGATCGGCGGGAATCCGAATCTGATCTATCCGGGGCAGGTACTTGCCATTCCGGCGGCGTAGGAGGGACATATGTACGAGTTATTGATACAGCATGATAGCACGGCGTATATGCCGCCTGTGAAAGAAGAAGTGAAGGTTACGACGGAGCGGCAGATCAGCCCCGGAGTGCTCGAATTCAGCTTTGTGGACACTGGAATCAACATTGGAAATGGTGATCCGGTTCGGTTCAAGGATGCAGATGGAAAAGAAGTGTTCTATGGATTCATTTTTCGCATGAAACGTGACCGCAGTAACATTGTGACGATTACGGCATATGACCAGATCCGGTATCTGAAGAATAAGGATACGCTCGTATATGAGAATAAGACGGCGGATGGTGTGGTGGCGCTGATCGGTGAGAAGTATGGATTTAACATCGGTACACTTGCCAATACGGTGTGGGTGATCGCGTCGCGGGTGGAAGATAATGTGTCGCTGCTTGATATGATCAGTAATGCCCTGGATCAGACGTTGCAGAATACGGGGGACTTGTACATCCTGCATGACGATTTTGGAAAGCTGAATTTGTCTTTCCTCGGTGATATGTATGTGCCGATCATGATCGATGCGGAAACTGGCCAGAATTATGACTATGAGTCTTCCATCGATGAAAATACCTATAACCGGATCAAACTGGTTTATGACAATGAGGATGCCGGGAAGCGGGAGGTTTATATCGCACAGGATTCATCCAATATCAACAGGTGGGGGATTTTACAGTATTTTGATGCGCTGCAAAAGGGAGAAAACGGGCAGGCAAAGGCGGACGCGTTATTACAGCTTTACAATAAGGAGACGCGGACGCTGACAGTCAAGGATGCCGCCGGAGACTCCCGGGTGCGCGGTGGATCGCTCGTTGTGGTGCAGCTTGATCTCGGTGACGTGAAGCTTCAGAATCTCATGTTGGTAGAAAAATGCGTTCACAAGTACGGCGAGAGCAAACACACAATGGATTTGACAGTATCGGGAGGTGATTTTAGTGCATGACGCAAATGATTTTGTCCGGGCGGTGCAGCAGGTATCGACGAATGCGAATGATGCCGGGTATCCGGCTACGGTGATGTCCGGGACGGTAACATCCGCCAGCCCTTTAAAAATCAAAATCGAACAGAGATTTGAGATCAGCGGAAGCATGCTGATTCTGCCGGAACATTTGAAAGAGCGTGAAATCAAGGTGACAGTAAAGCCGACGCATACCGAGGACGGCGGTACGCCGGAGCATAACCATGAATATGGCGGCGAATTAACGGTGACGGTACATAGCGGTCTGAGTATTGGTGACAGCGTGCAGGTGGTCCGGCAGCAGGGCGGGCAGAAATATCTTGTAATCGGGAAGGTGGTGTAAGCATGATACCGGTATCAAACCAGTTGAAAAACGTCGAAGTGGTAGAACAGCCGTCTCTCTGTCCGAGAATGATCGTGGAAAGTGAACGGATCATAGGGCAGTGCGATGATGTCGAAGCGATTAAGCAGGCGATCTATAACATTCTGAATACCGAGCGGTATCAGTATATTATTTTTTCGTGGGACTATGGTGTGGAACTTAAGGATCTGTTCGGAAAACCAATCGATTATGTTATGCCGGAGGTAGAGCGGCGCATCACGGAGGCTCTGGTGCAGGATGACAGGATTGATTCATGCGACAGTTTTGAGTTTGAGAAAAAAGGAAGAAAATTGCTGGTTACGTTCGTTGCACATACGAAATTTGGAAGCGTTCCGGCACAGAAGGAGGTGGATGTATAAGTGTATGAGGAGCAGACGTTTGATGCAATTATGCAGAGGATGCTTGAGCGCATCCCGGATACGCTGGATAAGAGAGAGAGCAGTCCTGTATATATGGCGCTTGCACCGGCGGCGGTCGAATTGGCATCGCTGTATGTTGCATTTGATTGCATGCTGGCGGAGACATTCGGCGATACAGCATCGCGGGAGTACCTGATCCGGTTATGTGCGGATAGGGGTATCACACCCAAGACAGCTACGTATGCGGTACTGGAATTAGAGACGGATGTGGCAGTGCCGGTCGGAACACGGTTTACCGGCGGGGATCACTTTTATAAGGTAACTGCAAGCGGACAGGTAACCTGTGAGCAGCCGGGAGCAGCCGGGAACGAATACCTGGGGGATGTTATCCCGGTGGAGTATGTGATGGGTCTCACAACGGCAAAACTTACGCGTGTGTTGATCTACGGAGAGGACGACGAGGATACCGAAACTCTTAGATTGCGGTATCAGGAATCTTTCAATGAACGGGCTTTTGCCGGGAATGCAAAGGACTATCATGACAAAACACTGGGAATAGCAGGAGTTGGCGCTGTTAAAGTGATCCGGGCATGGAATGGTCCGGGAACAGTCAAGCTTGTGATATTAGACAGTGTATTCGGAAAGGCAACGGATGTATTGATTCAGACGGTGCAGAAAGAATTTGACCCGAATAAAGACGGGCATGGCGATGGCCTTGCACCGATCGGGCACGCGGTGACAGTTGACACCGCATCCGAAGTCACTGTTAATATTGCGGCGACGATAACCTATGATAACGGGTATGACCTTAATACCTGCAAGACCCAGATCGAGACAGCCATAGAGGAGTATTTTGCCGGACTTAGAAAGAACTGGGAAAATCAGTCAAAACTGGTTGTGCGGATTGCGTCTATTGATGCAGCGATCATGGGAGTGAAAGGCGTGGTAGATGTGACCGGTACAACGCTTAACGGCGGGGGAAACGTCGAGTTAACAGAATATGAGATCCCGGTACTGGGGGTGGTTACTTATGGCTGATCGTTATATCAATCTTAAGGAACTGCTCCCTTTGTATTTGCAGGCGTATAAGGAACTTGCCGCACCTATGGATGCGGAAACACCAGAGTTCCGGGCGATTGAGGCGGAGCATAACAGGATCATTGCCAACCGCTATATTGTGACCTGCGATGAGGAGGGCATTGTTCGGTATGAGAAGCTCATGGGAATACAGCCCAAGGCAGATGATACGTTGGAAGACCGGATTTTCAGATGCATAACAAAGTGGAATGTGTGTCTACCGTACAATTATGCTTTCCTCGATCAGAAGCTGAGGGAACTATGCGGAGCTGAATATACGCTGGATCTGGACATTGCCGGTCAGACCGTAACGGTTAAGGTGGGACTTGCGCAGAAGAATCAGTATGATGTGGTCACGGAAATGCTGGAAGAAGTAGTTCCATGCAACTTACAGTTGAATATTTCTTTACTGTACAATCAGTACCGGACACTCAAACCATATCCACATATTATTCTGGCGCAATTTACACATTGGGAATTGCGGAATTTGAGCATTCCCCGGAATTTAAGTGCTGCGGTAGAGAATATAGCGGCGTATACAATAGATGATCTGGCACGCTTCACAGTGGAAGAGGTTGCGGATATAGGAATCAGAAAGAAGGTATGAGATGAAACTTACGGATTTATTCAAATTTAAGCTGTTTGAGAGAAAAGACACTGCGGATCTGGCGGTGGTCAATGAGAACTTCCAGACGGCGGAGAGCGAGATTGACAAGCGGCTGCTCAAAACTGCAGTGCAGAACACGAACACAGTCACAGAAGCGGGATATGCACTGGATGCCAGACAGGCGAATCCGAATGTTAAGGGGTCGCTGGGAGCGCTGATTGATACGCTAAACGAAGCTTTCACGCAACATAAGCGTTCAGGTGACCATGACGGCAGATACTATACCGAAACAGAGATAAATAATTTGCTTGCCAAAAAAATATCTGCATCACAGTATGGTGCATACTTTATTGGTTTGCAAGGAGACTACTGGAATATAGTCACCGAAAATGGTGTTAAATTTGTAACATTGGTAAACGGATGCTGCATACTCACAAGTAATACCACGTGTGATATCCATTTAGACATTATGCTACGTGATAACTTTGGCATTTATGCCGGGTGTAGTCCCCACACACATATGTTTAATATGGACAGCTTCAAATCAGCACTCAATATGTCAAAACTGACATTTGATCCCAACCAGACATCTGTTCAAATAATTCTCTCAGAAAATGCTGTTAGTACCTATGATGTCAAAGAACTGTTGCTGGCGCAGAACCATTATGCAGGTCGTGATAATTTTTCCGGGTTACGATTTACACAGGATGGACGTGTCACACGTAAATATTATAACAATGGCAATATAGAGTGGGGCAATATTTATGTATGCCAATCTGCCGCGGATGCACAGGCTGGAACCCATAGTGTTATGATGCACCAAGGAAATATAATGCGAGTTGATATCTATGGTGCAAAATATGCTTAAGCTATTTTACCCACAAGTCAACCCAATTGCCGTCATGGTATTTCTTGTAACGAAAAATAGAAAAGGAGAAATTTATGAAACTAAAAACATTAAAGGACACTTACGAAATTGTAAGTGCAAACCATAAAAACGGAAAATTGAATATTGTATTTGAAAACCAGTCCTGCGAAGCTTTGCAGGATATTTTTTCGGTCAAAAATGATCTGGCACGATTGGAGATTTATGACCATGATGAGCGGATCAGCATTATCACGGAGTATGTGGTGCTTGAACGTGTGGTGCTTGAGGATAATCATGCGACGGTAGTTCTGGGGAGAGAAAGTGATGACTATTCGCAGCGTGTCACGGATCTGGCATCAAAACTGGCGGAGACATCGGCAACCGCATCGGAGATGGCGGAAACAGTTACCGCGACAAATAAGACGGTTAATGGAAATACAACCGATATTCAGAAGCTTGCTGCTGACATGGATTATCTGGCTATGCAGATGGAGGTGACATTGGATGAGTAAACATTATGAAAAGGTAAAAGGGTATTATGACAAGAATCTTTGGAGCAAAACCCGTGTGTACAATGCGGTAGGAAAGTGGATCACAGCCGCGGAATATGAGGAGATCACCGGGGAGACATATGAGGAACCGGCGAAGAAAAGTGCCGAGGAAGATACAACTATGATGTAGGAGGAGAATCATGAAACAGACGGAGAATTATGGCTTTAACGTACCGGAGGAACATGAATTTTATGATGTTGCAGCGCAGAACGAAAACTGGGAGAAGTTAGATGCGGCTTTAACACAAATCGAGAGCCGGCTGCAGAAAATTGAAGAAGCAAAACAGTAACAGAACCATAGTCATAGCGCCGAATAATTGATCTTTGTGATCGAGCGTTCGGCGCTATTCAGTTGGCACAAACCTGCATAAGCAGTGTTTTATACTTATTATAAGGAAAGAGAGGAAAAGGATATGGAAAAACTTTTTAATCACACAAGCATTTTTGTAGGAATCGTCGGCGGGATTATTGCCGGCTGGCTCGGCGGCTGGGATATGCTGCTTAAGACGATCGTGTTTCTGGCGGTGGCGGATTATGTGACCGGAGTTATCAAGGGCATTTATACCAAGACACTGAGTTCAGAGACGGGCTTCAAGGGGCTTCTGAAAAAGATTGTGATGTTCATCGTGATCGCAGTAGCATATTCGATTCAGAAACTGTTGAATGATGCGATCGCGCTGCGGGAGATTGTGATTATGTTTTACATCTGCAATGAAGCGCTTAGCCTGCTGGAGAACGCGGCAATGTTCATCCCGATCCCGGACAAGCTTAAGGATGTGCTGTTGCAGCTGAGAGATAAGGAGGTAGAGGACAATGGCAAATAGAAAAATTGGACAGGCAGGACTTGCCCTTATCAAGCAGTACGAGGGATGCAGACTGGCAGCATACCGGTGCGCCGCCGGTGTCTGGACCATCGGGTACGGTCACACAGCGGGCGTACATAGCGGCATGACAATCACACAGGCGCAGGTGGACGCATACCTGCAGCAGGACATTGCAAAGTTTGAGAGATACGTCAACAATCCCGCATATGTTCCTATCACGGAGCAGATCAACCAGAATCAGTTTGATGCGTTGGTCAGCTTTGCCTTTAACTTGGGCGCCGGGAATCTCCGGAAGCTTTGCAAGGGCAGAACAGCGGCGCAGATCGCTAGAACTATGCCAAATTATAATAAAGCCAACGGCAGGGTGTTGGCAGGATTAAAGCGGCGCCGGGCGGCAGAGCAGGCATTGTTTAACAAGTCGGTAAGCGCGGCGGCACCGGCACAGAATACGGAAAGCGAGGATTACAACATGAAGACGATCAAAAAGGGTAGCAAGGGCAACGCGGTAAAGGTATGGCAGATCATCATTGGCGCGGCGGCGGACGGCAATTTCGGCAGCGGCACGGAGCGCATGACCAAGACCTGGCAGAGCAACCACGGGCTGACGGCAGATGGAATTGTCGGTAAGATGAGCTGGAAAGCGGGACTGGAAGCACTGTAAGAGTATGACAGGCGGGAGAAATCCTGCCGGCTTAATAATATGTGATACTTAAACACGGTGTGTTACATTCTAAAGGCAATGAAGCGTAGTAAAAAAGCCGATTAGCAATTATTCACAAAAAGTAATTGGCAACGCATTGGTAACAAAAAGTTACGTTTTCTCAGTAAAATCAATGATTTAAAATTAGCCGATGTATATGTTAGGACATATGGTTATAAATAATCTTGTGTTTCAAAACATACGAAAACATCGGTGTACAAGGGGTACAAACAAGATAAAATAGAAATGAGGGGCGATAG